TAGTCTCCAAGTCACCTGCAACATATTCCATGAGCATCTCATAATCATCAAAAGGATCACCAGAGAATACAACACCTTCGTTTTCGTAGTAGCGGCGAACCTTTTTGAAAAGTTTCGGATTCTTTACATCAAGGTAAAAATCACCATTTGCTGCACCGCGAAGGGTTTGAACGTCTTTCTTGAATTTTGCTGTGAGAGTCATTGTTTTGAATGTTGACCTTACTATTATAAGGGTTTGACAGGGGTTCTGTCAATGCTGGTTGTGGGGATCGAACCCACCTTAGGCGAATTATGAGTTCGCTGCTTTCAACCAGAGAGCTAAACCAGCAAGGTAGGAATGTCGGGAATTGAACCCGATTCACACCGTTATAAGCAGTGGGCCTTAACCATTAGGCGACATTCCCGCAGATGAACTACGATGCTTCGTTATTATTCTCCGTGTATATTCGGAGGAGTTCATCATCCGCAGGAACCATTACACATCTTTCTCCTGTTTCTGTATTCTCTATGCCTATATGTTCTCCGTTCTCAACTCTTTCCAAGAGAGCATCCCAGTTTTCTTGCCAGTATTCCACAGTGTAAAATTGCATTGGTTTTACAAAAGAGATTTTAAAAATTTCTTTCCATTATATATGACATCATAAACTCTCTTATCATAGAAGTCAAGATCTGATCCCATGTTCACTTTCAGTTTAAAATTAGAGTTACCAACCATCTTTTCAATTGACCAAACCTCATAAAAAATTTTGAATGCTTTCACTGTTTTATCGACATCATATGCATCTAGGAAATCACTTAACAGTTGTTTGTGATCCTTTTTACTTGGATGCTTTTTAGGGATGTAATAATAATCTTCAGAGAACCATTTCAAGTGTCTGAAAACTTCTTGCATTTCAAATTCATAGTCTGGATCTATTCCATACATTATACTGTGACATGCTCTTGTAAGAATTGATTCTATTGCCACCGCATTGTATTCGCATAGGTGATTAATCTCTTGCATGTAGTCCCATTCCATATCACCATTTAGAGCTGCCATAAAGTGAGCAATGTCATGACATGCTTTAGTTGGAGGTGCTTCATTGTTATTTCTCTTTTGAATTTCACCATCAACATACTTTATTTCTGTAGTGGTCTTTCCATTATCCCATGTCCAATTGATTTCTGATACTTGCTTCATATTCCGCAAGTATGCTCCAGTCGGATTGAACAAAGAATTTCTAATCTGATCTAACAAAGACTGATCGATATCAGCATCTACACTGTTCTTACTCATGTCTCTAACCATTGCACAAATCCAGTTCTTGCTCTTTCACCACTTGGGGTTACACTATGATATGTAGGATTTTCTTCTAAATTACATATGAAAACTCGATTATAAATTGGAACTATTTGATCAACCAATACAAAGTCAACATCGTTTCTTTCATCTGGCAATCCACCACCAGGAGTATCAGTGTTCAATCGAATATTGTGATTTAGAAAATCCATTTTCTCATCTGTGGTTGCTCTAACTTTCAACACATTGTCTGACTTGGATTCATCTACTCTCCATAGTTGTAGCAATCCCCCATCAGACATTTTCCAATTCCTATTGAAGTAGCATATGAACACAAGTTTCCTGGTAGTGCTATCAGTATGAATCCAAAACCCCTTTGCATGTGGTTTATGATAGCGAAGTTTCACAATAGAGTGAGTCTTGTCAGTTGATTCTACGCAAGCAAGTCTCCTCATATACTCTTCCCATTCTTTGGAGAACAAAAGTTTATGTCCATAATCAAATGGATTCATAAATTTGACTGCTCCATCATAAGGCAAAACTTGTCCGTCACGGGAATACATATCTTGCTTTTCACTAAAGTTAAGATTACCGTGCTTTTTAATCATGGTATCTAACTTATCAGTCTTAAAAAAGTTATCTAAAACCAGATACTTCATTTCTGGTTTTGCTTTCAAAGTTTCTTGTAAGGATACAATATAATCCTCATCCAAGTAAACCTTATTAATCCATTCCGATAGCATATACATTCTTTGATATTAAATCGGGGTGAGAAGATTCGAACTTCCGGCTTCCGCATCCCAAATGCGGCGCTCTATCCAAGCTGAGCTACACCCCGTTGAGTAGGTTCCTATCGCCGCCAGTCCTGAACCTACCAAAGGGGACTACCGCAGTTGATTTGTGTCTCAACAGAAATAATTATAACCTTACTTATGATGTTTGTCAAATGGTGCCCAGTGTTGCCAATTGTATTTGTGAACTGCCCAGATTCCTAGGATAGGTACAAAGACTAAAATATAACAAAAGAACCCCAAGACAAAGGAATTGTTTAGTGCTGTTGCTGCGAAGTGTCCCATAGTTGTCTGAAGTATCTATCTACCTGGTTTAAGCAATCTAATGGTGCTTGTTCTGCCGTGTGTGCCCAGTCATAACAGAAGTCGATCATATCAAATGTTAAACGATCAACTCCATATATTCTGGCAAATGAAGATGTTGCAAAATGAAATCTTACTCTAGTGTGCGGTGCCATTCCCCTTATAGTGTTCGGATTCATAATAGTGCCCCTTCTTTGAACCGAAGTAAAGTGTAGCGATTACAAAAGGTATTGCAACTATAATGAGTGCTTTTCCTAACAGGTGTTCCATTACTGATCAATTCCTAGTTCTTTTAAGTAGTCTATCCACCATTGTGGATCTTTGGTTCGTCTCCACTCTGGAACCTCAATTCCTCTCTCTGTATACCACTCAAACAGAGCATCATCGATAATCTGTTTTACTTCCATATTCCTCATCCTCTTCGTCAACGTCTGCATATGCATTGTCCACATAGGGTCCATGTGGTCGTTTGGCATCTTCTCTGACATAGGTTCTTTCAGCTTCGACAGTTGCAATCCATACCGAGAGTTTCATTACTATGTAGATGATACCCAGTGGTAGGAAGCAAGCAATTAGAATGAGTGATTTCATTTGTCTTTAAGCAAATTTTCTATTCTTCTACGCATGTCTTCAGACTTTTTTTGGTCTCTTTCACAATGCCTATATCCACGATGACCTCTCATAATCATTGTGCCATGATAAAACATTGTGGCAGCAAATACTAATAACAATACAATACCAATTAATTCAGGGTAATGTTTAACCATGGCATTACAGGAGGAATTACTCCAATAAGTCTTAAAAGTCCTTCAGCAAATAAAGCAAGAACCACCCAACCGACGCACATACTAATGATAGAAGCATTACGGTTGTGGCGTCGTATTGCTGCATCGATCATCTCCTGAACTTCTTCTTTAGTTACTTGAGTGGTCATTTTCTAACTCCATCAATCTTTTTTCCCATGTTACTCCACCATCCAATCCTTTGCATGGGTTTATACAGGTATCATCACCATGATTATTACAAACAAGTCCAGCAAGATCAAGTTCATTTCCTTTCTTTGCTGTACCAGACCAATAGTGCTCTCCATCTAACCAAGTGGCACCACACTTGGGGCATTCCTTTCTCTCCACAGAGAGATCGGACAGCTCTTTATTGACCATTGTTGTACTCCTTAAGGAACTCCTTAAAATCGGTTGTATCCCTAATGAGTTGCCTCTTAAGTTTCCAACCCATCCACTTCAGTTGAACTCTTATACCAGCATAACGAATTTGTAAATCCATGTACTGAATTAGTCTCATGGTTTCATCATACCCAGCATATATTACTAATGCGACCATTGTCAGCATTAGAACATAATAGAGAGTCATTTTGGTATCTCCATATATTTGTATATAGATGATACACTATTTCTTAAGGATTGCGTATTATAACTTAATAAAAAGCGGAAAGGGTGGGATTCGAACCCACGGATGCTTTCACATCGCTGGTTTTCAAGACCAGAGCCATCAACCACTCGACCACCTTTCCAGGGTGTTATCGGACATCAAAGTCCAGTTTACGAACTTTGCGTTGTCTTCTTGCTTCTTGGTAAGCAAGATCTGATGATGAAAGAACATTCTTCTGTTCTTTCTTTGTAGAGTTTACCATAATTACTCTACTTAAGTCAACTGCTGTAACACTATCTCCTCTTACGGTCATTTGATTGGAGCAACCGCAGACTTGTGTTTTAGTTGTTCCAGTTAACTCTCTGTTGCAATCTTTGCATCTTACTACTAACATCGTTCTTCATCCAATTCAAAGCAAGTGATTTATTTATCATGGGCGATGAGGGATTCGAACCCCCGACCCTCTCCGTGTAAAGGAGGTGCGCTACCACTGCGCTAATCGCCCGACTCCCCCGGCAAGATTCGAACTTGCGACCAATCGATTAACAGTCGATAGCTCTACCGCTGAGCTACAGAGGAATGTGTGGATGACAGGATTTGATACCTGCATACCCTTATAAAGGTGTGTTTCCTTACATCACATCCACAGATATGGAACTGATCAAGTTCCAAGAGCGGGCAACGAGGATCGAACTCGTGATTCAAACTTGGAAGGATTGCGTGTTACCGCTACACTATGCCCGCAAGGCGACTCAAGAGGGACTTGAACCCCCGACCAACTGCTTAGAAGGCAGATGCTCTATCCAACTGAGCTATTGAGTCATAAGAAAGAATTAACTTCTCTCAACCCCATCAATGTAATTATTGTACTCCTCTTCGGAGATTTCGTCAATACTTACAATTTCAAGGTCTTTTTTAGGATTCAACCATTCATGAAATTCATCAATGATTGCCAGTTGATCATAGATTTCTTCTACTTTCACTTTGGAATCAATTGCATCAATTGCCCACTGCCTAACATGAGCAACGATGTCTTCAGTCTCCATCATAGTAATCTTTTCGGAAGTACCTGTTGAGGATGTTGCTATTATAGAATGCTGGTATTCCTTTGTCAAGTGATTCTGTGAGGACTCCATTGACGAATAGTTGTCTCGTTTCTTCGAAGTTTGTTTTGCCAGCTGTTTTATGTAGAGATAGGATAGTTCGACTAAAATTTTCTCTGCCGTATTTGAGAATGTCTTCTTTAAGTTCTGGACAAGACCCATAATATTTTTTCCAATCAGATTCTTGTTTTACTTTGCGTTTCTTTCCTTTTGGTTTCCGAAACGACCAAAAATACTTTCTACCAATGTAGCGTCGTGAGTTGGACTTATTGGTAATGAGATAAACAAAACCGAAGTAGTCCCCAATATCATCACTAACAAAAGGTTTGTCATCATATAACCAGGGATTCTCATAGTCAATATCTATACTCATCAATTATATCAAGGACTTCGTTCAAGTATTTATGAGCAAGTCCTTTGGGGTCAGAGTACCAATTGCCATCCGAATGTAGTTTATTTTTTAATTTCAGAACACGAACCTTAAGTTCTTCTTTATTGAGTTCATTCTTTGGCATTTTCCTCTAACCACAAATAAGAATAATCATCATCTCCGAATAAGAAATCATCTGCTGCAGCTGCCTCTCGGTATGCCTGCAGCATTTCTTCTTCTTTCCATTCTATACAATCACATTTACAATTACCACTACAATTGGAATCCAGAGAACGTGTCTTTTTTGACATCTTGCTTAATACCTCCAACAACATAAGACTCTACTTCTGTTTCTTGAGGTGCAACTTGAAGTCCTTTAGAAAAAATCCAATGTTGTGTCCATGGAAGTGGATTGTTATTTGCTGCAATATCATAGACTGGTTTAAGACCGATTGCTTTCAGTCTACGGTTTGCAATCCACTCAACATACTTTTGCAACAATTTGTCATTCAGACCAATCATACTACCATCCTTAAAGAGATAGTCTGCCCATCTCTTCTCTTCGTTGACCGCACGATCAAACATTTTATAGACCCACTCTTCTTCTTCCTTTGCAATCTGCTTCATCTCTGGGTCATCACCATCACGCCACTTGTTCAAAATGTTTTGTGTAATGGCAAGATGCTGATTCTCATCACGAGCAATGAGAGAGATGATTTTTGCAGAACCTTCCATGAGTTTTAACTCACCAAAGGCAAAGGAACAAGCAAAAGAAACATAGAAGCGAATACCCTCAAGAATATTTACATTCGCAACTGCTCTATAGAGTTTTCTCTTAACATCATTTAATGTTTGTTGAGCAGAGAATACTCCTTCCATTGCATGAGTCCACTCATTTCCAGAACCGTACAGTTGTGCAGATTGAATGAAATCATCATATGCCTGTGTAACTGTCCTAGAACGCTCTACAATGCGCTCATCAGTGACAATCTTATCAAAGACTTCGGAGGGATCTGAATAGACATTCTTGATGATGTATGTGTAGGAACGACTATGGATCATCTCCATGAATCCCCATACCTCCATACATGCTTCCAGTTCAGGAAGAGAACAGTAAGGAATGAATGCCATCCCAGGTCCACGACCTTGAACAGAATCAAGCATGATCTGATACTTTAGATTGGAAGTATAGATGTGCTTTTGCTCTGGACGGAGAGTTTGATAGTCCCCACGATCCTTCTGAAGGGATACCTCTTCGGGTCTCCAGAAGTATCCAAGTTGTTGTGTAGTCAGTTTATCAAAGATTGGATACTTGTATGAATCATATCTTTGAATTCCAAGAGGTTTACCGAAGAACATCGGTTGCTTTTTAGTATTAACTTGTTCAGTATTAAAGACTGTCATGCCCTTAATTGATGTCACTGGTGTATCTTCCACTGAAGAAACTTTAAACTGCACAGGATTCACACTCTCCCTCCTCGGCTTGCTCTAATTGGGTTAACAAATTTTCTAAACTCTCTTTGGTTTCCTCCTTGACTTCATCACTCTTCATGTCATGAGTATTTTGATAATAACTGGTCTTCCAACCGTAC